ATGGCGGGGGTGTTAGCCCTGCCGCTGCGGGGGCGCGGGGGCTTCCGTAGCGGCGGTGGATTTTGAGCGCAAGGCTTCCATTTCGTCCACCAGCAGGCTGTAATCCGCGCCGCTCAAATGGTTGAGCAGATAATCGGCAGTGATGATGTCTTGTGGGATGCCGTCAATGGATAATTGCTGCGCCCAATAAATCAGTGTCTCTTGCACCGCGCGGCGCGATTGCTGCGCTTCGCTCGGGTTTTCGGGCAGCGCGGGCAGGGCATCAATCGCATCCATCGCGTTCAACTCACCGCCGATGGTCAGCGGCTTTAAGGCAGCCTGAAAATGGGTCTCGCCATTGTATTCCAAGCCGTATTGCAGGGTAAAACTGTGCTTCATGGGTTATCCTTACTCTACAATTTTATGCAGCGCAATCAATTCAATATCAATGCGCGCTTCGTTGTCTGCTTCGTATTGCTCGCTGATTTCGGTGCTGAAACAATCCAAATACGACACGCGCTTGTCTTCCTTGTTGATGGGATAAATGGTGATTTTGGCGCGGGTGATGTTGCCCCAATCAATCTCTGTGCCGTCAATCGGAATGGCGGCGGTCGCGCTCAATTTATGCTCGGTGATACCGTCGGCATAGCCCATCACGCGCCCTTGGCGGTTCATGGTTTTCACGGGCTTGCGCCCTGTGGTGGTTTGCGGTTTCAGGCTGATGATTTCCACATCGCGCCCGTTCACTTCCATAATAATCGCGCCGGCATAGGTGGCATCGCTCATGGTGTTGTCCTTATGTTGGGTTAAGATAAAGGGCAGCAGCGTGCCACCCTTGCTGTTCAAATTTCAGGCTGCCTTATAGGATTAAATCAATCCGCCCTGCGAATACATGCAAGCCATTAACCACATCGGCAGGGATGGCAGCATTCACGCGGTTGGCATCTTGCAAGCTGCGGCTCACCACCAATTTGCCCTTATTGGCTTCGGCGTTTTCAATAATCTCGGCTTGTTCCAGCTTTAACAGCACATCCAAAATCTCGCTTTTCACTTTGGGCAGCAAGCGGTCGCTCAACTTGTCGCGTGGGAAACGCAAGGCAATGCGCTCCTTAATCGCGCGGCGCGTGTAATCCAGCGTGCGGATGGTGGTGATGTCCAACAGCGCGGGGTCATCCACATTCGCCGCCGATTTGGTGTAGGTGGACACCGCCCGCATAATCTGCACCTTGCCCGCCACCACCGTTAGCGGTGTTAAGCCGTTATACAGCGCGTTGTTGCATTCGTTAAACAGCGGCCATTGCGCATCGGGCGTAATGTTCAACCCCTTAATTTCCAGCGTGTTCAAAGGTCGCGCAGGGTCTTCTTCAAACGCCAACACCGCCGCATAGCCCGCCGCAATAATGCCGCACGCTTCGGCTGCGCCCTTATACCAAGCGCAGGTAATGCGCCCATCATTAAGCTGGGCGGTTAAAGCTGTGCCTTGCGGCATGGTGCCGCGCTGGGCAATCACGCCAATGCAGCCGCGCTGCTCAATGGCGTTGGATACTTGGGTAATGTGTTGGCTCAACGCCTTGGCGTTCGCCGCATCGCTAAACGGCAACACGATAATGTGGTAATGCTTGCCCGCCACCTTATCCAGCGCGGCGGCAATATCGGCATTTTGTGCGCCATTTGTCATAGCCGTAATGCTGCCTGAAAAGCCGCTTGTGCCCATATCGCAGGCAAGGCTGATTTCGTTGCCGATTGCGCCCTTGCTGCGGGCGGTTAATTTCAGGCTGCCTTGCTCGGCAGTTGCCGATACAGGCAGGGCAGCAGCATTCACCGCCGCCGCCAGTTTTTCCACCGCCTCCGCCGCGCTTTGGTTTGCCGATACCGCCACCGCAACCGCCACGCCGCCGATGGTGATGCTGATGCTGGCGGCAGTTTGTGCCGTGCCGTCTATTTTCAGGCTGCCTGTTGCGGCTACGCCCGCGCTGTGGTCGGGCAAGCCGATCACGGTTAAATCCAAATAAGCGTTGTTTTTAAACGCTTGGCGCACCATCAATTGCGCCCACGAGCCACGCCCAAACAAATCGCCCGCCTGCGCATCGCTAAACAATTGCACAGGGGTTAAAGGCTCGTGCGTGCCGCTTGCCAACATCGGCGCCAGCAGCAGCACCGATTGCGGGTTTTGCGGCAAACCTTGCACCGCATTGCGCGTGTTAAATTCAATATACTGCCCAGGCACGCGGATGCTGCCGGGGATGGTGTCAAAGCTAATGTGTTCTGCCATGATTATTTGCCTTTCTTCGCGTTTTGGCTTTCGCCCAAACCTGCAAGCCCGTTTTCAGGCTGCTGATTGGACTGCTCGGCAGCGCTCGGCGCATCGTTGCTCAAAATCAGCAAATCGCCATCGGCAATGGCGCGGCGGTAATACACATCGTCGCCATCCACTTCCACAGGCGTTTGCTCAATATATTCATGCGGGTTATGCGCCAGCGGCACACGCAAGCCCACTTCTGCTACTACCATGATTTTATTCATGCGGTTTCCTTCAAGGTAAGCGGTTAATCTTGCCAAAATTGCGCCGTCAGCGGGATTTTGGCGTTTTCGGCTTGGGGGTCAAAAATCAAGCCATCCAAATATTCAAACGGCGGATAAGGCGCGCTCGTCTCGCCCTGATAGCGGCTAAATACATAATCGGGGTGGGCAGGGTCGCTTTGCGGCTCGGGGAAACGGTCGTTTTCCAAAGCGCAGCGGTTCAAGCGCAGGATATATTCCAGCGCATACACGCTCACCGCCGCCTGCTGCACCAGCGCATGGTTGGCAATGGCGCGGATGGCTTTGGGCACCAGCCCCCTGCTGTCGGCGGCAGGCAGCCCCAAGCGTTGCCCATCCAATAAGCGGCGCACCGCATCAATCAAATCGTTGCTGCCAATCTCTTGCAGCACCACGCCGCCTTGCCGCTGCGCCGCTTCGTTGCGCAGGCTGCGCGTGGCGCACATCACGGCAAAGGTGGCGGTGTCTTGATAGCGATTGCCGCCGCTGATGGTTTCCACCCTGCTGCCGCCATAAGTAACCCACACCGCAGGCAGGGTTTTGATTTGCGCAGCAAGGTCGTCCGCCTCGCCGTTGTAGCTTTTAACGGTGCGCACCATGCGCCCCAAGCCGCGTTGCAGCCGCAGGCAAATGGCTTGCTCAATCTGAGTGGTTATCATGTGGTATCTCGCGCAAAAATTCGGTTTTTGTTGTTGGCAAACACCACGCCGTTATCCGATGTCGCCACTTGCGCGCCCGCGCTGTCCAGCCCCAGTTGCACCTCGCCGCGCGATAAGGCTTTGAGCAGCTCCAACACGTCAATTTTGTAGCGATTGCGGATTTCGTCACTAATCAACACGCCCGATGTGGCGGTTAAACGATAGCGGGCGATGTCGCACGCCAAGCGGCGCAAAATCGGCGGCGTTTCGGTAAACGGCTGTTTAAACCGCCCCAAATACGCATCAATTTCCGCGCTGGCATCAGCAAGGGCAACCGCCACCACATCCGCATCAATCTCGCCATCGGCATTGCGGTCGGCAATCTGCAACACTTCCAATTCGCCAAAGCGCGCCACCATGTCGCCCATATCGGCGTAAACAGTGTTATGCGCCATATTCATCCGCCGCTTTAATGCGCAAGCGTGGCTCGTTCACAATGCGCTGCCAAGCCTCTTCGCCCACTTCGGCGCGCTCAATGCGCTGCCATTCGTGGTTAAACAACACGCCGCCGCGCCAAAATTCTGTGCCGTCTGCACTCATCGCTTCTATCGCTTGGCGCGGGTCGGCATCGGGTTTTTCGGGCTGCGTTGCGCTTGCTTGGGCGGCTGCTTGTTGCGCCGCCAATAACGCAGCTTGCGCCGCATCGCGCTCGGCTGTTAAGGCAGCGTTTGCTTCGCGCAGCGCGGTGATTTCTGCCTGCAAGGCGGCGTTTGCTGCGTCTTGCAGTTGCAGCGTCTCTTGCTGCGCCTGCTCGGGGCTGGTTGGGTTTTGCGCCAACGCTTCGGTCTCGTTTTCAGGCTGCGTTGGGGTTTCGGGTGTGTTTTTTGCCATAGCTTTTTCCTTATGGTTTAGGGGCGCGGCGGCTGCCGCTTCTACTTCGGAACGTACGG